AGTGCAGTTGCTTATGCTTGGTACGTATGGGAAAAAGGTTATAAAGGAAAACCTGAAATAGAATGGATTTAAAATATTAATTAAATAAATAAAAATATGAAAACAAAAGAAAAAGTTAGATATTGGTTAGATAAATTCCCACATTTAAGGGATAATGATAACCGACTATTTGCAAACATTTGGGATAAAGAATTAGAACAATATGGTGTTCCAAGAGATTACAGAAAACATATTTTAATATTAATTGCAAATGGTAAATTAACACCAGCACCAAGTATTAAAAGGGCAAGGGCAAAACTGCAAGAAGAAGAACCTAAATATAGAGGTAAAAAATATTATACTAGAAAAGGTATATTACAAGATGAATGGAGAAAGAAGTTAGGATATGAAGTCAATAAGTAAACTAAAAAAAGAACTAGACAAATGGTTTAGCCTTTACATAAGGTTAAGAGATGCCACACCAGAAGGTATGGTTCAATGTTTTACTAGCGGTCGTATCTATCATTATAAACAGATACACGCAGGGCATTTTATGTCAAGAAAGCATTTAGGAACAAGATGGTGCGAAATGAATGTACAACCACAATCACCAAAAGACAATTTATTTGGTCAAGGAGAACAATGGCAATTTGGATTAAAATTAGATGCTAAATACGGAATAGGTACAGCTGAAGAATTACAATACAAAGCAAAGCAAACTATCAAAATGTCTAGGATTGATTATGAGGAAGAAATAAGATATTACAAAGCCAATGTTAAAAACTTAAAAAAAGAAAAAGGAATAGAGTAAATATTTTTTTAACTTTGAAAAATGAGAAAGCCAATATATGCAAGCAAAGAACACGAAACAATAATAGACGCATATATTACAATGAACAAAGAATTTGTTAGAGATATAGCAAATGATGTAAGATGGAAAAACTATTTAGACGTATTAGATATTATTATAGAATACCATAACAACTATGGTAGTGGAGTTAAAGAAAACAATTGGTATGATTGGATAATGATATTACCAATAAACATATCAATAATGACAAACGGATTTTTTGCAGGAATTGAAACAAAAAAGAATGTAACGTCAATAAGATCATATAAAATAATACTAAACGAAATGCTGCAAGATTTAGTAGATAAGATGGAAAAACTAGAACGTATATATGATTGATATATATTCTATAATATCAGAAATGAACGACAAATTTGAAAAGGTTTGCGAAAGATTAACTAACAATATAACAGATAGAGAAGAAGCTGTACAAGAATTACATTTATATTTCTTAACAATGAACAAGCAAGTGTTAGAGGATATATATAAAAAAGACGGAAAGACAGGCATATTAAAATATGCAACAGTAGTATTAAATAGAGCATTAACAAGTACAAGAAGTCCATTTTATTATAAGTATAAAAAGTATTATACTAATTTAGTATATACAACAAACAGCACACAAAATAAAACGAACGAATTTTACAATAGCATATATAATATACCAGAAGAAACATTAGGAGAGCATCAATACGAAAAGTTAGAAAAAATAGATAAGCAGTTAGATGATATTCATTGGTACGATTCTAATATATTTAAGCTATACTACTACGAAGGCAATACACTTGATTCACTCGCAAAGAAAACAGGCATAAGTAGAAATAGTTTATTTACTACGATAGATAAGGTTAGAGATATATTAAAAGATAAATTAAATGAATAAATTAATAACTATTTGGCCATCATAAAATGAATAGATTTTTTGTACCTAATAAAATATATAAAGAAAGAATATCTACTTGTAAAAAATGTAAGTTTTATTTTAAACTAACAGGACAATGCAAAAAATGCCTATGCTTTATGAAAGTAAAAGCAAGGTTAGCACCAATGGAATGTCCAGAAAAGTATTGGCTTAAAACAAAAGAAATGAAAGCACCAGAAGATTTGCCTAAAGAAATTATAAACGAGGTTTTACTAATATGGGAAGATATAAAAACAGGTAAAGCTAAGAATCACGAAGTAAAAGCAAAAATGATAGAATTATATAACACAATATATGGTAGTAATTATAGTACAGGTACTAATTGTGGTTCTTGTTTATCAACTTGTTTTGATGGCATACAAAAGCTATATAAAAAATACAAACCTAAAGATCAATTTTACGAAGTATAATGATAGAGATGTTAAAACATATAACAGGTTTATGTGGCGAACCACATCCAAGTTTATTAACTTTATTACTTGGCACACCATTTGCGAGTTATATGATATATAAATTAAAAAAACTTAAAAACAAATAATATGTACACAATTATAGGAATTATATTAGGCTTTATATTTGCTTGTTTTATTCTAATCAGTTACTTGGAATACAAAAGTGATGTAGAAGAACAAAAAGAATTTAAAGAAAATATTAAAAAGTACGAAACACGAACAGGTGCTTTATCTAACGATAGAGTTAATCAACGCACCACAATACCAAAAAAAAATGGAAAATGAAATACCAGAATACTATAAAGGGAAAAACGGTTATATGGCAAAAGATGTGGTAAGTAATTTTGATTTAACTTACAATATAGGTACTGCGGTAACTTATCTTTTAAGAAGCAAACGTAAGCATAATGACGGTGGTGTAGAAGATATAAAAAAAGCTATAAATCATTTACACTTTGAATTAGAAAGATTATGTTAAAATTTCAATGCAATAGTTGTGGTAACACAAAAGATTTAATGAAAGCTACTTTAAAAGTTATAGATGGCAAAGTCAGAACAGTAGAAGCACTATGTGAATGTGGCGAATATATGCAAGAGATAGCTAAAGAATTTAATGGTTTTCCTAGCCTTATAAGAACAGAACCAACATTAAGCAAGAAACGTGATAAATTATGGGCAGGTGCAAAAGAAAAACTAATAGGCGAAAGAGGAATAAATGAACCATTTGATTAGAAGCGAAAGACAAAACAAATACTATTGGAAATGTATTGTACAACCAATATGTGAATATACAGGCTATCATAAATTTGAAATGCACGAACTATTAAAAGAAAGGTTTATAATTAAAACAACTAAAGAACTAGACAAACAAGAGTTTAATCAATTCTGTGAAGAAGTAAGAGCTTGGGCGTCTATTGACTTAGGATTACATTTACCAGCACCAAATGAATATTAATTATTTCTATAATATAATATGGAAAACGAACAAAAACGAACACAAGACAGTAAAAAGAAAATGTTAAAAGCCTTAGAAAAATCTATGGGTATTGTAACAGAAGCTTGTAATAAATGTGGATTAAGTAGAACACAACACTATAAATGGTTACAAGATGATGAGGAGTACAGAAATAAGGTTAGAGATATAGATGGTATATTTATTGACTTTGCAGAAACACATCTAAAAGAACAAATAGAAAAAGGAAGCACACCTGCTACTATATTCTATTTAAAAACAAGAGGTAAAAAACGTGGTTATGGTGATAGCTTAGATATAACATCAGACGAACAAAGAATACAGATTCATATTGACTTAGGAGATGAATAAAAGGTTAAAGCCTAAATTCACACCAAAACAAAAAGAATGTTTTAAATATCTATTAGACAATTCTACAAAAGAGATATTATTCGGTGGTGCAGCTGGTGGTGGTAAATCTTGGTTAGGTGTTAGCTATTTAATTACAATGTGTTTAACATATCCAAAGACAAGATATTTAATGGGTAGAAGTAAACTAGACGCATTAAAGAAAACAACTTTAAATACTTTTTTTGAAGTATGTACAGCTTGGAATTTAAAAGCTATTGAAGATTACACATTTAACGGTTCAAGTAATATAATCACATTTTATAATGGTAGTGAAATAATATTAAAGGATTTATTCTTATACCCAAGTGATAGAAACTTTGACAGTTTAGGATCATTAGAAATTACAGGTGCTTTTATAGACGAAGCTAATCAAATAACAGAAAAAGCTAAAAACGTAGTAGCTAGTAGATTAAGATACAAGTTAGATGAAAACAATTTAATTCCTAAGTTACTAATGACTTGCAATCCTGCAAAGAATTGGGTGTACACATCATATTATAGACCTGCACAAGAGAAAAAATTAAAACCATACAGAAAGTTTATACAAAGTTTAGTAACAGATAACGAATATATTAGTAAGCATTATGAGAATCAGTTATTTGAACTTGACGAACTAACAAAACAACGTCTACTATTTGGTAATTGGGAATATGACGCAACACAAGATAGTTTAATAGATTATAATTCTATTGTTAGCTTATTTGAAACAAAAGGTATTGATGGTGATAAATACATAACTTGTGATGTAGCACGTTTTGGTAGCGATAAAACGGTTATAATGCTTTGGCAAGGGTTACACCTTAAATATATAAAAACGTTGCTTAAATCGGCTATAAATGATGTTGTAGAGGATATTAAGAGGTTACAACAAGAAAATCAAGTACCATTAAGAAATGTTATTGTAGACGAAGATGGTGTAGGTGGTGGTGTAAAAGATTATCTAAGATGTCAAGGATTTGTAAATAATGCAAGAGCATTAAAAAACGAAAACTATCAAAACTTAAAAACACAATGCTATTATACTTTAGCTAAAAAAATAAACGAAGGACAATTAGGAATATCTTGTAGTAATATAAATACTAAGAATGAAATAATAGAAGAACTAGAACAAGTAAGAACTAAAGACGCAGATAAAGATAATAAATTACAAATACTATCAAAAGATACTATAAAATCAATTATAGGACGTTCACCAGATTATGCGGACGCTTTAGCTATGCGTATGTACTACGAAATAGATAGCAACTATGGCAGGTATTTTGTGCAGTAAACTAAATATTAACTTTTTCTATATATTAATATGAAAATCAAAATCAAGAAAAAAGGTAAAAAAAAGGAGTATAAATTAATTGAAAGCTGGAGTGAAGTAACGTTAGAAAAGTGGTTAGAATTAGGTAGATTAGAAAACGGAGATAAAAGTAAAGAAGCATTAGAAACAGTAGCGGCTTTATCAGATATTCCTAAGAAGTTAATAAAGGAATTGAAAATAAAAGATATTGCAGTTATTATGGATAGAATAGCTGATTTACAAAGTAGGCAAAATAGTTCTTTAAAAAATATAATAGAAGTAGATGGTAAAGAATACGGTTTTCATCCTAAATTGTCGGATATAACATTAGGAGAATATGCTGATATAGAAACTTTTGTTAAGAATGGTATTGAAAATAGTTTGCCAGAAGTTATGGCGGTATTATATAGACCAATAGTAGAAAGAAAAAACAACAAGTATATTATAGAAGCCTATGATGGTAATATTGAAGTCAGGGCAGAAATATTTAAACAGATGAAAGCAGAACAAGTGCAAAGTGCATTGGTTTTTTTTTACAATTTAGGCAAAGAGTTGTCGATGATTTTGCCATTATATTTAATGGAACGAGTAGAGGAGATAGAGAAGAAAACAGGTCAGAAGATTTTGCAGAAAAATGGGGATGGTTTGGAGTAATGTATAGATTGTGTAATCAAGATATTAGTAAATTAGATAAAATAACTAAACTTAATTTGTTAGAAGCATTAACTTGGCTAAGTTATGAAACAGATTTAAGTGCAACAAAAAGCGTTAATATAGATGGCAATAACTAACAAAACATATAACAACTTAATAGATAAGTTAATTAGCATTGGTGAAAAACACGAACAGATAAGCACCGTAACAACAGGTGATATATTTGATATAGATTTACAAAAAAACACTAAGTATGCTTTAATGCATATAAACCCTGTAAATGTAGTAGCTGGAACTTATGGTTTGACTTATAATTTTCAGATATTTGTAATGGATTTAGTAGAACCAGGTAGTAGT